AGGAGCGCTGATACGAATAGAACCATTTGACTGCATAGAAACGGCATCATTCTTCGGGATATGATAGTATTCAACATCACCATTATAGTCATTCCATAAGATGACTCGGATGTCTCCTACCTTATTATCAAGTCCTGATATTCTGCCAGTAATTGCGTCACTGACTCCAACTCCATTACTCCCTAATCGTAGAGTACAACTCTTAAGATCACTGTAGTCATCAAAGTCCATACCATCTGCGTTAGTATTAGCCAATGGAACTGGGCGAATATCCTCACTCCTCAATGAGATCGTTTGCTCAAGTAGATTACTCATCTGGAAACTGCCCTTACGAGCTTCTTTAGTGACCCAACGTTGTGTGCCTTTGGGTAGATTCTTATAGTCGGGGTGGTTTTGAAGGACTACATCCATCATGAAGGCTTCTTCAGATGGACTGCCTGTTGGTGATACAACACTAGCCATAATCTCTCTCCTCAATATGAATAGTTATTATACTATAAAAGAGAGGAGAAAGTAAAGCATTATTTTAATTTATTTCTTGGCTTTGACGATGCCTGTTTCTTCATCCATCTCAATGACATCAGAGTTGATGAGAGAGTCGAGTAACCCCCCGACACCATCAGCTTGACCGTTATCATAACCGAATTTATAGCTGAAGTAAGCACAGATAAAAATGAACATGCCGAAGATAATCATCCATTCATTACTCATGACTCTATTCCTTTTGGTAGTGGTCTTATTGTTATTTATATTCAGATACTGTGGTGAAGTGTAGATTAGGTATATTATGGTTCTTATCATAGAACGCATCGTCAGCCATTACCATAGTGAATGATACAGATGGGTGTTGATTGAGGAACCACGAGAAGTATAATCCACGCCACTGATTATCTGCTCCACTACAACGAGTCTCTGGTCCATAGTTAGACGTTCCATCATATACATTATCAGTAGAGTTAGAGAGGAAGTCGAAGCCAATGCAGGTCAGGTCATTATAACCACGTTTAATAGCTTCATGCATTGCTATCATCCCTGCATTGTTTCTTGCGCTTCTACCTACAACAGCGCCATACTCATGAGGCTCATATCGCTCTTCTTCAGGCGGAATGATCAGGGTGCTATGAGTACAGTCGCAGTTCTCATTCATCTCCTCAATCATCCCATCATCCATAGCCACAATGTAGTCAATCTTAGAGTGATCACGGTAAATAGCATTACAACCGAACGTGGTCATGTCTGTCACGTTGTCTATGTCAATAGACTTGCGACTTGGACCATTACCGATTATGAGTGCTTTCTTTACTTTCCGCATATAGGTCATCCCATTCTTCATTCACAGTGGCGTGATCAATCTTCGCCTTCACATTATGTCGTGCCTCAGTTTTGAGGCGCTTCTTACGGATATCGTCTTCAGTGTATTGCTTAAACCGCTTCTTTATCTTTTTCATCTTTCCAATCTTTTGCTATTTCAGGGAATGCTTCTGCTACAAGATTACGAGTAAGACCTTTATATAACAATTTACCATTTTTCATCATGAGCAGAACTTTGGCATCATTAGGATCAACGCTTTCTAAAACTTGAATAAAGAGTTGCTCCCTACGAATTGATTTTAGATTTCGCTGAGTATCGGTCAGTGGACCTGGACCATTGGCAAATATATGCATTTTACGCACCTCTTGAGCGAGACGAGACTGTTGGTCCATCGCCTCATCAAGCGGTGTATATGGAGGGTCGCCTTTAGGCAACTGCCAGCTAATTCTTGGGTCATATGCGTATGATAGGAGTCCCCTCATGGCACCGCTATCGTAACTTCTTAGGATATTGATCTTATCGGCTTTGATAGGTGCCTCAGACACCTGTTGAAATACCTCATGAAATGTACTATGCTTCTTCATTACTTTCCTCACGTAGATGCGTTATCACATCAGCTTCAGTTTCAATCACCACCCTTGCGCCACACGCTAGGATTGGCTTGTCAGTTTCAGAGTATCTTACGACCGATGGTCCAAGAATCTCCACGTCATGACAGTATTTATTCGTTCTGCCAGATTTAACTGTGATGACAGGTTCATCCGTTCCATGCTTCAAATTAGCACGGATCTTATGTTGATTCACATGAATGTACGTCTTAGCCATCATTCGCACCCTCAACTGTTCCTAAATGAACACCAATAGTTTTATCTAAACGACTTAGTGGTAAATTATCTTGAGATAACTCAAGAGCCTTTTGCTTCATATTCACATTATATCTGTCTCTAAACCAAACATCGATACGATCAGCTAGATTCACAAGTTTACGAAAGAGTTTACCCTTAACTCGATTGAATGCTCTCATCAGAACAACTCCTTCTCAGTCATTACCAAAAATTCCATAGTGTTCTCTTGACAATAACCTACAGCTGCACTCCACTTTGCTTTGTTCACCTTCATGGTTCGCTGATAGTGTGGCTTTATCTCGATTAGTTTCTCAACTCGATTACCATTCTTGTCAATCATATCAACCCAGAAGTCTGGATAGTAAGTTCTTTTTTTCTCATCATGCACATAGGGAATTTTGATTTCTTCACTTGACCACTGTAGAATACTTTCTTTCTTATCACAGTAAACCATAAACAGCCTTTCCCAACTGCTACGATAAATGATCTGCTTCACATTGCCAGAGTACTTGTCTGGATTCTTAGGCGTGAACTTGCCCTTGAAGTGAGATCGCTTCATTAAAAGTCCCCGATATATTCAACAAGGTTCTTAAGTTTATTCTTAATAAAGTAATTCAACAGACCACGCTTCTCTGGCACTTCATACGAGTCAAACTCAGCGTTAATCTGATTGACTATATTATCGGGAACCATATCGAGATCAACTAGCAACTCATTCCTACGATAGTTGCGTAGCATCATCTCATTACAGAACTGCTCAGGCTCTTGGTCAATCCATATGTCGAGCTTCTTAGTCTGTAATGGCTTTTGACGCTCATTAGCCACAATACAACCATCAGGTGATAGGAAGTTAGGAATACCATCACCTCGATCGCCACGCATAATATGCTCACGAAGGAAGCGCCTCGGGTCTTTGATGGTTATATTCTTCTTAGTGATAGGGCTGAACTGATCGACATTACTGAACTTCTGTAACTGACCAAAGTCTTTATCGCCTGATAGGATCAGGATGCGCTCGGATGATTCATTATTCAGCCACACACCGAATCGCTGAGTCAATACACCGATAATGTCATCGGCTTCCGCATGCTCAACCTGAATCACTCGATATGGGAAGAACTCTTTCAGCTCCTCACGTATCTTATTCAGGGAGTTGAATACCATGCTCCAATCAATGGTAGACTTCTCGCGATCCTGCTTACGATGCGCTTTATAATATGGGAATACACCCTTGCGCCAATAGTCACGATCATCACAGCATATGACCATCTCACCATACTTAGCACCGAACTTAGTCTTATAGCTTCTGATACTGTTGAGTACCATATGTCTAGCCAAATCCTCACTAAACTGCTCATTACTCATCGCGAGTTGCTTCATCATATTCGCGATCATTACTTGGTTTAAATCTAGGAGTATCATCTTCTTTTACTCATAATTAATTGATATACTAGTATAGCATATCTTTATCAAAAAGTCAACTTTCTGGCTCTTCATCTTCAAGCAGAGCCTTAGCCAACTCCTCAGCATCAATGAATGATTCAGGCGGCAAGTTCTCGATGACAGGGTCGTTACCCAAAAGACCATCAATGTTCCACTTACCGTTGATCATGTCAGTTTCTTCATCATACTCAACTTCTATGAGGGTATCAGCAACGCCTTGCACGAAATGCTCAAATCCCCTCGCCCTCATTATAAGAGACCGTAACGCTTCAGTCATGAATATAAAGTCAGTCGAGAACTCAACGCTTTCGTCAGCTACACCAAAATCTATGAAATCATCCATAATTTTGTCACAATAGCCTCGAACCTCTTCCTCAACAGCCTCTAACTCTGCCTCGTGCTCAGCCTGCATTCCCTCTACATAATCCTTCCCGCCTGCTTGAGTAGTCGCTTCTTCAACTCGTTTCTTAAGCAAGCGGTCACGGATATCTACTATATCACCCAAAGAAGTTCTCCAAGTCGTTGGATTGAGTCTTAACCGCACCCTCTTCACGCTCTTCAGGAGGAGTCCAATCATTTGGCTTGCCGCCCTTTTCCTCAGGATATCCATAAATGTAACCCAGATCCATATAGAACGTTCCGTAGCATCGTTTGGGCTCACCATTAGCATCATACGCCATAGTGGTACAGATACGGTTCATTCGATGCTCACCATACTCCCCATAGAACATATCAGTCCAAGTGCTACTCTCAAGATACGATTGCATCATTCGAGCATAGTTCTCAGCACGAATGCGCTTAATAGTAGCACCCTTAACTCCGGCACGCTCTTGCTTACGTTCTTCAGC